CAGAAATTTATGCAATGGCAACCCCAGAACAGCAAGCCCAGATAACCGGAGGCGGTGGCGGACCGGGAATGATGGACGAAGAAGCAGCTATCGGTGAAGCTCTGGCAATGGCCATGGGCGGCGGCGGTGGCGGCCCACCAATGAATGGCGGTCCCCCAATGGGTGGAATGATTTAATCAGGAGAGGACAATGACAGCTAAAAAAGGTGAAACAATCAAGGACCAAGGATTTGTTCCTTATGCAAAACAGAAGAAAATGGCAACCTCCAAGGGTCCCAAACCCGGAGCAGGNAAAGGTAAATCAAGAGGCGGAGGCATCGCTCAACGCGGTACCAATTTTACCGGCGTTTTTTAATCCCGCCATTAGTTTCNGATGGCTTACGATACCCTATCTCCTTACGCGGGAGCTTATCCCCAAACTAAAGAAGAAATTCCCACCCCTGAAGCAACCGCTAAGGCAATGCGTCAGGCAGGGCGCGATCTTGGTGTTGGCTCTCTTCGTTTCGGTACATTTATGGCCATGGCCCCTGAAATCGATTGGCTGGCGAATAAAATGGCGCTCAATGTAGGCCATCCCATGATGATGGCTGATCCAGCTTATCAGTCTTTTCCCCAAAAAGAAAAAGAGGCTTACCAGAACATTCACCGTGCAGCCGAAGGTAAACGTGGGGACGAACAACACCAGGAATGGGCCAAAGGACAGCTTAATAAATACCATGGTATGGATTTTTGGGAATGGTCGGAACAAATACCGGAACTTTTGGACGAAATTATTCCTTTAGAAACCACCGAAGGCAGCAAAGCGGTGGAAAATATTGAAATGTTATTGACTCTTGGATGGGGACTCGCTGGTATAGCTCAATTACTTAAATTAGCTGCTACCAAGGGGCCCGCATGGCTTCGTAAAAAACTGAAGAGCATTGTCAAGAATAAACAAGGCGAAGAAATCTTGGACGATATAGTACCCGAAGCATCCCTGCAAATAGAGCACAAACCCCCTTCCGAGACAAGAATCGATAAAACCGTTGAAAGAGCCACAGCGGAGAAAACACCACTGCAACGATCAGGGGACTTAATGAACCAATTTTTAGAAGAAGCAGGCATAGCTTCTGACATTAAAATTAGCTCCACCGGAAGTATAACCACGCCGAAAACCAAACCTAAAACCAAACTTAAAACCAAACCTAAAACCGGAGAAGAGTTTGATCAAAAATGGTTGCAAAAACCAAAGGATCTCCAGAAGAAGTATGATCGGGACGTCGAGGCCATATATGCCAGTGCTCCGGCAGGAAAAATAACTCCAGAGAAAATTGAGCGGGTGGACGTTCTTACCAAAAAATTAAAGAAAAAAATAGATAAAATGATGAAAGAAATGGACCAAGATTTTGCCCACATAGAGGAACAGGACAAAATTAGATATGCAGCGGACCGTAAAAAAATAGAAGAGGCCAAAGAAAGCATACTCACAGGAGAAATACCAGAAGAAATGATGGAGAAACTTCTTAATGAAAGGCTCTTAAAAACAGACCCGAAACATTTCCAAGAGGCAAAAGAGTATACTGCTTGGAAAATGGACAAAAATAAAGCCTATACCAGGAACATGCTTGTCGACGAAGCCGATAAATTATACAAATGGTATGACGAAGCGCTACAAAAAGTTTTGGACAAATCTACCAAAGCAGCGCATGAAGCCTTTGCCAGTTCCCGAGCAAAAATAAAAAAAGTCAAGGCAGAAGGTCGTAGTTCTAAAGAGTTTAAAGCTGACCTTGATGAGATTAATGATTGGTTTAATGCTGAGTTAGAGAAAAATACATCGGAACATTATTTACAAAGCGAGAAAATACACGCGAGATATGCAAAGGAAAAAGAAAAGCTAGAAAAAGCCTCGGTTCTTTTGGAAGAATCTCGGAAAAAAGAACAGGCTGATTTGGCAGCCGGCAAAATTACGCGGCATTCAAGAGGCGGTTTAGTGGAAAATAAGGTAAACTATGCCTTAAACCAATGGAATTAACATGGCCATAGACGAAATCAAGCAACCGACCAACATTGATCGGGTCACAGACCTGATTGATTTAGATATAGAAGCCGGTCAAGAGGTGGAAATCGAGGAACCGTTCCCGGAAGGGGGCGATATTGAAGTCAATTTTCAGCAGGACGGCAGTGCTCTCCTTGATTTTATGCCTGATGAACAGGATATGTTGCAAGATATCCCTTTCAATGCCAATTTAGCTGACTATATAGACGATTCCGAGCTCGGAGCCATTGCTGCGCAGCTTCTCGGAGATTTTGAAGAAGACCGGATGAGCCGTGACGAATGGGAAGATGCCTATGTCAAAGGTCTGGAGCTTCTTGGATTCAAGTATGAAGACCGGGATCGCCCTTTTCCGGGCGCCTCTGGCGTTACCCATCCTTTGTTGGCGGAAGCCGTAACCCAATTCCAGGCACAAGCCTTTAAAGAACTGTTGCCCTCTGCGGGTCCGGTCAAAACCGATGTGGTTGGCATGGTTACGCCGGAAATTGAGGCACAGGCAGACCGGGTACGGGAGTTTATGAACTACCAGATCACCACGGTAATGGAAGAATATACCCCGGAAATGGACCAATTATTGTTTTATTTGCCTCTGGCAGGCTCGGCATTCAAGAAAACTTACTACGATCCCAACTTACAGCGGGCCGTAAGTCGATTTGTGCCGGTAGAAGACCTTGTAGTTCCCTACACAGCCAGTGATTTGGAGACTTGCGAGCGGATTACCCACATCGTCAAGATGACCTATAATCAAGTCCGTAACCAGCAATTGTCCGGATTTTACAGGGACATAGAGATTCAACCGGCATATACCTCCCTTGACACTGAAACCAAGACAAAAGTAGACGAAATCGAGGGATTACAGCCCGGCAGCGGCAGGGACATGATGTATGAACTGCTGGAATTCCACGTTTCTACCGAATTATTAGGCTTTGAAGACCCCAACGGGTTGCATTTACCCTTCATTGTAACCATTGACCGCACTTCCAGCCAAGTTTTGGCAATTCGCCGAAACTACTACGAAAACGACCCATTAAAGCGAAAAATACAGTATTTTGTCCACTATAAGTTCCTTCCCGGCCTAGGTTTTTATGGCTTTGGACTGATCCACATGATCGGCGGTTTGTCAAGAACGGCAACCGCAGCCCTGCGCCAACTGATCGATGCCGGCACCCTGTCCAATCTTCCTGCTGGATTCAAAGCCAGAGGACTGCGGATCAGGGACGACGAAACACCATTGGAGCCCGGTGAGTTCCGGGACGTAGACGCTCCCGGCGGCGCCTTAAAAGATTCATTATTGCCACTTCCCTACAAGGAACCCAGCGGTACTTTATTCCAGTTGATGGGATTCTGTGTCGAAGCTGGACAGCGCTTTGCTGCCGTGACCGACATGCAGGTGGGCGAAGGCAATGAGCAGGCAGCGGTTGGCACCACTTTGGCACTCCTTGAACAGGGGACCAAGGTCATGTCCGCTGTCCACAAGCGACTGCACTATGCCCAAAAAATAGAATTCAAGATACTGGCAAGAGTTTTCTCGGAATTCCTGCCACCGGAATATCCTTATCAGGTAGTCGGCGGCGACCAGATGATCAAACAGGCGGACTTTGATGCCCGCGTTGATATTGTTCCGGTTTCCGATCCCAATTTTTTCTCCTTTGCCCAACGCATTTCCTTGGCACAACAAGAACTGCAACTGGTGCAGAGCAACCCTGAAATACACAATATAAAGGAAGCCTATCGCCGGATGTATACAGCACTCGGCACGCAAAACATTGATACTTTACTGCTTCCCGACCCTCCACCACCAGCACCGGTAGATCCAGCCATGGAAAACGGAAGCTCATTAATGGGAGCACCCCTAAACGCGTTTCCTGAACAAGATCACGACGCGCATATCAGTGTTCACATGGCTTTCTTGAATAATCCTATGGCAAAAATGGCTCCGCCGGTCGCTGGAGTCTTGCTGGGACACATTTTTCAGCACGTTTCCCTGAAAGCAACTAACATTGCCGACCAGCAAATGCAGCAGATGGCAGCACAGGATCCCCAACTACAGCAACAGTTACAGCAGGAACAGGCTATGATGCAACAACAGCAAATGGCACAACAGCAGGGAGGCCCACCGCCTCCTCCGGTGCCGCCTAATCCGGTGCGTGAACAATTGAAAGCACAGATTGAAAATGAGATACTGGAACAATTGATGCCGGAACTTAATGAAATCATGGAAGTTTCCGGTGATAATGAAGGCGTTTTGGAACTCAAGGAAAAAGAGCTTATGATAAGATCACAGGAGAACCAAGACGATAAGACGATCAGTGAAGAAAAACTTAAACTGGATCGGGAGAAAATGGAAAGACGTGACGAAACAGATGAAGAGAAGATCCGTAGTCAGGAAGACATTGCCGCGCTCAGGGCAAGCATATCCCGTGAAAAAATGAACCAACCTAAAGGAAAATAATGGCAGCAGGAAAAAAAGCAGGGGGTCTCGGAATTCCTGCCACTGAGGATCCCAGCAAAGGAACCATAGCGCTATCTTCAGAAGAAGGCTTTGTCTACGGTCCAACGGACCGAGCATACTATGTTTCTGATATTCCTATGTTGAAACAAAGGATCAAAGACAACCCGGGCAGTGCCGTAATGCTGCAACCTATTATTGATAGGCTCGAAGCCGGAGACTTTGACAAATTCTGGGGACCCCCTGATGACACTGATCCAGGTGAACCTACTGTAGCAACAAACCAAGAAGATATAGATGCTGCCCTTGCTGCGGCTCTGCAAGGAGCGGGCATGGGTGAAGGCTTTAATTTCAGTGATGTTATGACCGCTGCCGATGCAAAAGAGCTTTTTCAAGGAATGGACACCGGCCAGATTGAAGCCAATGTTTTGCAAAAAATGGGGCTTCCTGATTTTTTGACCAACCAACAAGTACAAGAGGCAATTAACAAGGCTTTGGGAGAAAGTGATTATTTAAGTGAAGAAGATGTTCTGCGAATGATTCAGGAATCAACTGGCGCAGACGTGGATTTGAGCAACTACATGAGCAAAAGTGATATTGCCGAAGCCATAAAAGCCAGCACATCCCACTTTCTTACCCCGGAAATGATCCAACAAATGATTACCAACGCTCAACT